GCTGATAGCAGAATATAAAGTTAATAATGAAGAAAAAATTAATAGGATATTGGCGAATCGTGCTGAGATTAATAATGAACAAGAAAGGACAAACATCATTTCAAGGGTTACTGGATTAAAAGATTCTGAAATCGCCGGACAAAAATATGAAGACCTTATTTTTGATATATCAAAGAAACTTGATATTAAGCGAACTGATGCATTTATTGATTCGCGTACTATGTCAGATTATGCTAATACAACAAGAGCGTTATTAGAGCAATGGGAAGAAATATTCAGAACGCTAAATAGTCGTGAATTTAGGAATCTGCTTCCTGTATCATCTAGTGATCCTAACAGGCATGACGATGGAGAGCTACAAAATTTTTTACGTGAAATAGGAAAAAAGGAAAATGAAGCCAGATTGACGCATGAAAAAGCGTACATCGACAGCCTTGCAGAACAGCTCAAAGACGCCGGCAAGTCCACATACGATCTGGCG